TGGAATTTATAATGACGCTGGGAAGCCGTATGGGATATGGTATCTCGGAGGAGTAACCGACTCAAACTTCATACAATTTACATTTAATGACCCTATCCCTACAGATAAAGATATTGGAGATATCCGTGTTGGTGCTATCTCATACTTGACAGACGACCCGTGGCCTACGAAATTACCATAACAGAAAGGAAAATAATATGATTAATTGGGAATTAAGACTACAAAACAAATACTTTTGGCTGACTGCAATCCCAGCCCTCTTGCTTGTCTTGCAAGCTGGTGCAGCAGTCTTTGGATATCATCTGGATTTGGGTGATATCGGCAACAAACTGATTCTGCTTGTAAATGCGGTCTTCGTATTCTTGACCGCTATCGGTCTGGTCAACGACCCGACTACAAGCGGAATCACAGACAGCACACGAGCGCTAGAATACAAGAAACCAAGTGAGGAATAAGAATGACAGTGAATATTGAAACTGCAATTGACTGGATGAAAGAGCGTGAAGGTAAGGTTTCTTACTCAATGGATTTGAGAGATGGGCCAGACTCTTACGACTGCTCTAGTTCGATTTACTACTCTCTCATGAGTGCTGGGGCAATTTCAGCAGGTTGGGCGGTAAATACTGAATATGAACACGACTGGCTGATTAAGAACGGGTATGAACTCATTGCGGAGAACACACCTTGGGACGCTCAGCGTGGTGATATTTTTATTTGGGGACGTCGTGGATATTCTAGTGGCGCTGGTGGACACACGGGTATGTTTGTGGATGAGAACAATATCATCCACTGTAACTATCGCTTCGATGGAATCACGGTCAACGACCACGACGATATCTGGCTATACGCTGGACGTCCTTACTATTATGTTTATCGTTTAGCGAACGCAGACGCACAACCTGCAGAAGTTAAACGAGGCTGGCAGAAGAATGATACGGGCTACTGGTACGTTAAAGAAGACGGCTCTTATCCAAAAGACAAGTTTGAGAAAATTGACGGCACCTGGTACTACTTCGACGGCTCAGGCTATATGCTCGCAGAACGCTGGCATAAGCACTCGGACGGCAACTGGTACTGGTTCGACCAATCAGGCGAAATGGCCACAGGATGGAAGAAAATCGCTGAGAAGTGGTACTATTTCGACGTAGAAGGTGCCATGAAGACAGGCTGGGTCAAGTACAAGGACACATGGTACTACCTAGACGCTAAAGAAGGCACTATGGTATCAAATGCTTTCGTACAGTCAGCCGATAAAAAAGGTTGGTACTACCTCAAGGCAGACGGAACAATGGCAGACAAGCCAGAGTTCACAGTAGAGCCAGAAGGCTTGATTACAACTAAATAAATAGAAAGGAAACTTTCTAAATTGTTCTTTCTACCGCAGGCTCAGGCTTGCGGTTTTTTTGTTTGCTCTGAAAGTAGTTTCAGAATGAAAAAAGTTTAAAATTCTTTGTTAAAATACTTGACTACCGCATTACAATGCGGTATAATAAATAATGTAAGGAGGTGATACAAATGGACAATCTAGACGAGTGGCTGGCAAGGGTCACAGTCGCGATAGGGATTGCAGTAGCAATCTCAAAAGAGAGTCGCTCTTGGTACAAAGTACTAAAAGAGCAAAATAAAAAAGCGAAAATCGCTCCCAAGTTTACCAGACGCAGGAAGAGATAATCGCTAAAGGGTAAGAGAGCGAAAGCTCTCCTTACCTTTCATTGTATAAGAAAGTTAGAGAAAAATCAAGATGAAAATTATTTTATTTGTAGCAATTTTGGCGATCGCTATTGCTTGGTATTCAGGAGATAATAAAAAATGAGTAAAGCAGATTTTAACAAAATTCAAAAATTACTAAAGACGGTAACAGCTTATAGAATTTCTAAAGCTACTGGAATTAGTGACACTACAATCAGTAGATGGGTCACAGGCAAAACTCCAATCGAAAAAATGAGTTTAGAAAATGCTATCAAATTAACAAATTATGCAGAGGAGCTAGAAATGGAAAACGCAAAACAACTACTTGAAGAAATTAAAAATAATGATGTAGCATATGCTATTGTAAACGAAGCTGGAGCAGTTTATTGCAACCGTGAAACAAGTAATATCATGGATATTTACGGTCATGATGGTGAAGATGGCCACTTCTACGGTGTTTACGGTGATGCAGTTGGTGGGCAGCTTGATAGTCGTAATGTCTCTGATGATGTCATTTTGAAAGCTATTAAACTAATGCTAGGTTTGGGTGAGCCTGTAAAACGTTCAGAATTGTCTATGGGGTCAGATTTCAAACAGACATTTGTAGATGGATATTTTGAGGTAGTTGAATTGATGAAACAGTCTGGTCTTCTTCAAGATCAAGAAGAAAATAAAAAAGTAAAGGAATGGATTGAAACCAACAAAGACATTGTAGGTTCAACAGTTAAACATCCATTATTTGGTACTGGTAAAGTAACAGAAATCAAAGACAACACAATCACTATTGATTTTGAAGATAAAGGGCAAAAATCTCTAGCACTTGAGGCAGTCGTAGAAAGCAATCTCTTAGAATTTTAATCAACTTTGGGTATAAGCAGGAACCGTGACAATCATCACGGTTTTCTATTTTGCAAAAACAGGCATTTTTAACGATTAGAAACCAAAATCTAAATCCTATTGTTCAAAAAAGCGTTTTCTTGAACAATAGGAAGAAGGAATCGTGGTGTATTATTGTCAAAAACGCCATTTTGTCAATAATAGATTCTTTTTCTTTTTTGATTATTGTCAAAAACGGTGTTTTGTTAAAAATAAAAAATAATGATTTTTTCATAACTTTTTATCTTTTTTACGAATAGATAAGTAAGGAGGAAGAAAACATGAACATTTTAAACATTGAACTAGCAAACGTAGAGCAGACTGACCTAGGTTTTGAGCATTGGATAGATGTGACTTACCAGGTGCCAATTTTGAAAAACGAGTATACAGTCAAGCTGTTACTGCTCATGGAATGCAAGATAGAGGACCAGAAAGTGATTGAGTATCTGGTCAGCACTTGGAAGTATCGTGATCTCGTGTTTCATTCATTGCAGATGTATGAGATGGAAAAAAGAAATAATTTTACTATCCTTTATCGAAATGTAGGTTACTAAAATTATTTATATTTTCCACTTGATGACAATGTCCTCGGCTGTTACCTTGACCTTGTTTACAAGCCCTCTAACGAGCACCTTTTGACTTTCGTAGTCCATTGAGAAGACTTTCTCAGCGTTTAGCAGTTTCCTCATGTCAGTCTTTCTTTTGTCTTTCTTTAGCGCTGGGTCTTTTTCAAGTTCTGTCTCAAGAGTCGCCCTCATGCTTATAAATTCGGCTGACTTGCTCTGTAATTCCTCAAGGGTAATGCGGTCATCTATGTATAGATCGTTAAGTCTGCTCAGTTTCTTTGATAGCTCCTCTATTTGTTTCTTATAGCTTTCACGGTCTATGGTTTCAGCATTGTCTCCTGAAAATATTTTGTCCAGATAACCAGAGTCATCTTGCAGCTTGCTGATTTCTTTTAGCACATAGGCCTCTAGCTCGTCTTTGTAGTAAAATCCTGAGTTACATTTCTTGTTATCGTTGTAGGTAGTCACGCCTCTCAACGTTCTTGGGTGCCTTTGATGGCATTCATATTTTTTAAATCTGCTCCCATCTTTTCTCTTTACACCTAATATAATTTTTAAAGGAGCACCACAATATCCACATTGGGCGATACCAGATAGAATGTACTTAGCCTGAAATGGTCTAGGGTTGACATTTTCAGCAGCAGTCCTTTGCCTGATTTTGAGCTCAGCTTGAGTCTTGTCATAGTCCTCTTTTGATATAATCGGCTCATGATTGCCCTTGTAGATTTTTCCTGAGTACTTATTGTATCCACAGTAGACAGGGTTGTCTAAGATTGTTCTGACAGCTCTATAGCTCCAATTAATTTCTTTGGGAAATTTCTCATTTAGGTCATCTCTTAATTTTGTGATGGATCGGCCTGAAAGATAGCTCTCGAAAATAAATTTAACAGCCAGAGCCTGAGCTGGATTGATAGTCACCTCTCCTGTTCCTCTGTGATAATCATAGCCGTAAGATGTTATGGCCCACATCATAGACTTACCAGCCTTGGCCCGTCCTATTTTCCCAAGTTGCATACGTTCCTTGATTTGCTCCCTTTCTAGCTGAGCAAAGACACTCAAGAGCCCAATCATAGCCTTACCAAAGGGAGTAGAGGTGTCAAAATTCTCCTGTAGGCTCAGAAAGGCTATATTATTCTTTATGAAAATATCTTCAATCAAGTAAAGCGTGTCTTTCTGACTACGGCTAAGACGGTCCAGCTTATAGACTAGAACTGTGTCAAATTTTCTTTTTTTAGCGTCTTTGATAAGTCCCTCAAGTGCTGGTCTGTCAGTATTGGATCCCGAGAAACCACCATCAGTATAGATTTTGTAGACGCTCCAGTCCTTAATATCGCAGTAGCTAGAGAGCTTAGCTTTTTGCTCATCGATAGAGTACCCCTCTTCTGCCTGAGATGTAGTAGACACCCTGACGTATATAGCTACTTTATTTGTTGTTATCATAGTAGTACCTCTTTCAAAATTTCCTAAAAAATGATAAAATGGGTACAAGAAAAGACATCATGAGAGGTTATCTCCATGAAAATCTTTTCCTGTCACATGCCTCACGCTCAGAAGTTTGCCGACCGAGAGCGTGGGGCTTTTTTTGTTGTCTTTTTTATTCTAGACCTGAGCTGACTTTAGAAGTCAACAAGAAAGAACCATCGTCTTGTTTTGAAAACGAAAGAATAACGCTCTTGTATTTGCTACCAGTAGAAGTGTATGATACTGTCTTACTGTCGTGGTCATTTACTGAACTAGTTGTTACATTGTTAGGTTCTCCGTGAACGCTAGCAACGTCATCGTAGTTAGTTCCACCGGCTCCATAGTTGATAATATCGCCAACTTGAAGCGCATCAAACTGTTCTTTTGTCCAGTTAAATTTAGCATCTTCCTCTTTTTGTGAAGATTCAATTGAAGAACTTACAGAGCTAACAGTCTCTTCAACGTTTTTACCTAGTTCTTTCAATGATTTAGCGTACATTGCTTGAGTTACTAATACAATAGCAATAGACACGACTGCTAGAACTGTCCCAATAATAGCTAGCGTTTTTGGTCTTTTTCGATTTACTGCAAAACCAATTAAACCGAAGATAAGAGCTAAAATAGCCAAAATGAATGAAAAATTATTGATGATAGGCATCCATGAGCCAAGTAGAGCCAGCGCTCCAAAAATAATAGCTAAAATACCTAAAACTTTGCGTTCTTGTTTCATAATGAAACCTCTCTATCAGCTTTTAGTGTGAATCAGTTATTGCACATATTTTTTAAACCTTATAAATATCTACGACTTCTCCGATTGTACGGATGTCGTCATTTTCTGTTAGATGGATTTCTTCATAGCTATTATTTAGACTTTGAAGATACCAGGATCCATCATAATCTCTTTTTAACTTCTTGACGAAGTTCTTGCCGTTCACTTGGAAAATGCCGATTGAGTTGATATCCACTTGACTAGTGACCTTGATAAAGAGCAGGTCGTTATCTTCAATCATTGGTTCCATAGAGTCGCCGGCAACTTTTGCGATGGTGTCGTAATCTTCAGGGACATCTTCGGCACGCAGTTTCACTTCCATGTGTAGGTTATCTTCCTGAAACGTTCCATGGCCTGCAGCAACCAAACCCTCGACGTAATCAATGATATAATCTTCATTGCTTACCTTCTCGAAGATAGAAGCAACCTTAGAGCTTTCCTGCTCATCAAGTTGAGCATTGGCAAAGTCGAGGACTTTCTCTTGTCTAGGTTCTTCTAGTTGGTTGTAGATGGTTAGGATTTCGGGCTTTTCTTTATTTTCCTTTTGAATTCCTAAAAGAAATTCTGGAGTGATATTGAAGATTCTAGCAAAATCATCAGCTTTATTGAGCGGGAATTCTCTAGTCTTATTGAAATACCTAGACATTGTTGATTTAGCTATTCCAACACGTCTAGCTAACTCACTCATAGACATCCCTTTCTTTTTTGCTTCTTCTTGGATTAAAGAAATGATTTCTTCATTAGTTCTCATGTTTCTTAGTTCCTTTTATTTGATAAGTTAATTATACCATCGTTCCCAAATAAATACAAGAGAAACACAAAAAAACATTTTTTGTTATTTTTTTTGAAAAAACAGTTGACAAAGTGGAACGAATAGAGTTATAATGAAATTGTTCCATGTCGGGAACGAATAATACTAAAAGGAGAACACGTTATGACAGTTAATCTGAAACGATTAAAAGCTGAACGGATTGCTAGTGGCATGACACAAGATGAAGTGGCTCTCAAGATGGGTTGGAAATCACGTACACCATACGCAAAACGTGAAAACGGCTTAGTTTCTATTGGTGCTGACGAGCTTGCAAAAATCACAAAGATTTTTGGACTGCCAATGGAAAAAATCACTATTTTTTTTAGCGAGAACGTTCCCGAAATGGAACATACTGCATAGAAAGATGCAAAGTGACTGGGAATATGTGAAGAGAAAGGAGACTGTATGACAGACTTTAAAAATTTAGATTGTCAATTTATCTTTCAAGAATGCGACTGAAAATTATACTGCTGTTAGTAATAGCTTTATAAACGATCCTGCACTAGATTTTACAGCGGTTGGCATCATGATGGTGGTGCTGGCCAATCACCCAAATTGGCAAGTCTATCCGGATGAGATAGCTAAAAGAAAAGGTGTTAACCGAAAGACAATCGATAAGTATTTCAAAATCTTTGAAGAGGCTGGATATTTGCGAAAAATCAGAAAAAAACCTCCTGGAAATGGAGGGAGTCATATATTCAGATTCTTTTCAGATGTAAAAATATCTGATTTCCAATTCGATATTATGAAACAGAGATTAAACTTGTCTATCAAAAAGGCGTCTATGAATTATAATTCTGACATTCCAAAAAGTGAGATGTCAGAAAGTGAGATGTCAGAAAGTGAGATGTCAGATTTTGGGCACTAATAAATACTAACTAACAACAAGTATTAAATAACAATAAATATTAATTAACAACAAGTCCTACTTCTCTAAATAAATAAAAGAGAGAAATTTCAAAATTCTAATATAGGACTTTGGTTTGAAAGGAAAAGTAGAAAGGAAGACAGAGGGATGGCTAAACTGAATATCTCTTTAAGAAGTACGTCTGTAGATGAAGCTATTGAAAAAATAGCTTGCATTAAAGAAGCACATCCAGAAGATGTGCTCCAAATAGATGTTACGATTCTGGATGATTGTCTTTTAGATTCGTAACAGTTTCATAGAATCGCTGATGAACTAAGATAAAACAAAAAGCCCCTCTGGAACGGCAATTCCATTGAGGGACTTAGTAAAACATTTACGAGGTAATTATATCATGAAAATAGCAAAAAAGAAATGGGAGCCACAAATTGTAAACATAATGGCAGATGGTTCGGTCATTGAAGACTTAACAGGATATGTCATCCCTGCTGGCCATTCATATTATGACATCATTCTAGGAATGCACAATCGAGAGTTACAGAAAGGGGCTTAAATCTGAGATATGCCTATCTCAGATAATTACTTTTAATATCTAAAAACTAATCTTGAAAAAGAGTTATCCACAGGAGAAAAACAATGATTGACAAAGACCAAATTATTAAAGTGCAACAGGAAAAAATTGAACGCATTGAACAGCTGCAAGAGAAGCTACATAAATTATCCACGCTTGGATTGCTAACTACAAAACTTTTAGGGCTACCTAATGAGTTAGAAATGCCATTGAAAGTAATCCACGACATCTCACATGTCATCAAAGACGTATTAAATGGCATGGATCCAGAACGAGCGATTAAAGAGAATTTGACAGAATTAGACGAGGAGGAAGAATAATGTTTGAACCACCATTAATCAACCAACTTTTGGGAACTGGCTCAGTGATTTTAGGATTTATTTTAGCTGGGATTTTAGTACGACAAATGGAATTGCACGAACTTGAAAAACAACGAAAGTTGGAAGAACGTGATACGAAAATTATACAAGCGTTTAACGAAGCGGTTGAAATCGGTCGTGAGCTTGAACGTGAGGAAATCCGTCAAAACATCCGCAGAGAGTTTCAAGGATTTACGTTTGATAACGAACGCCCTGAAGGTTTGAAGCCTGAGCCGTTAGCTTTGCCAGAACCTAAGAAAGTGATTATGAAAGTGCTACGTTGAGGATCAGATAATGACTAGAATTGAACTTGAAAACCGTGTATGGCTTTTGGCCAATCAAGAAGAAAAAAACGAATTGCTGGATCTTGGGCTAACATCCAAGGCCAGATATGTGAAACGAGTGCTTGAGCTTGGAAAGGTGTATGCGCATGTTTGATTATGACAGAGATATAATGCAACCGCCTGAGGAACGAGAAGAACTTGACCCAAGCAAGTACATCTATGTTGGATGTGGGCAGTATCGATATGTGGGTGATGAAATATGATTGAGGAACTACTTGCAGAAATCGACAACTGGCGAGCTGAATATATTCATCTCGGCCGAGAGCTGGGGCAAATCATCAACGAACAACAAAACATTATTTTGAAATTGCAAAACGAAAATCGACGCTTGAAGCGTGAAAATTGGAACCTTAAGAAGACGAAAGGTAGAAAGAAATGAAAAAACGATTGTATTACAAAAAATGGAAACAAGAACTTAGAAAGGAAATGAAGGCAGAAACTGACGGCGAGTATCTAACCGAGAAAATGGTTAGAAAAATGAGTATTAACGACATGTTACATTATTTTCGAAAATTAGCATTAGAAGATGCTGGATACTGTGGGACAATGTTTAATTACTAAAAGAAAGATGGGAATAAAATGAGTTACGAACTAACACAAAAACAAATTACATCATCAGTTGCAGCACGCATTGGAGAAATGCAAAACGAAGGGCTAATGATTGCACCGAATTATAGCGTTAGTAATGCGCTGAGTTCGGCATATTATGCTCTAAAAAATTCCAATAGTGGGAATTTGCTCCAGCAATGCACTCAAGACAGCGTTTATAACGCATTGTTAGAAATGGTAACCCAAGGACTAAGCCCAGCTAAAAAGCAATGTTACTTTATCAAATACGGCTCTGACGTCCAATTGAGAATGTCTTATTTTGGGACCATTAAAGTTACTAAAGATTTGCAAGAGGTGAAAGACGTTACTGCAAATGTTGTTTACGAAGGCGACACGCTAGATGTAGCAGTTGAAAACGGGCGTAAAAAGTTAGTCAAGCATGAGACAGATTGGCGGAACGCAGATAATCCAATAATTGCTGCTTATTGCATCATCACTCGAACGGATGGAGAAGAGTTCTTTGAAGTCATGACTAAAAAACAAATTGACAAGTCTTGGTCTAAAGCGAAAACGAAAAATGTTCAAATAGATTTCCCTGATCAGATGGCTATGAGAACGGTTATCAATCGTGCGGCTAAAATGTTTATCAACACAAGCAATGACAGCGACTTGTTCGCCGGAGCAATCAATAACACAATTGCTGATGAGTATGACAATGGTCGTCAAGTGAAAGAAGCTGAACCAGTGAGAGAAGAGGCTGAAACATTGGATAGCATCCTTGGAGCTTCTGAAGAAGTGACTGAAAAACCAAAAAAAGAGGTTATCAACCAGGAGTTGACAACCACAGATGCAAGCTCCTCAGTAAATGAAACTCCAGACTTTGACGAAGAAACAGGCGTAGTAATTGACCAAGAGCCAGAAAATGGTCAAATGGACATGCTAGAAGGGGAGGATTTCTAAAATGGTTGAAGAATTAAAAGATGTAACGGATAGTCTAGAACTCGTTCCAGTAACAGATTTAGAGATTGGTTTTGTTCTAAAAGCTGCTGAAATCGAAATCCAAGGCAAAGAAGTTTTGGAGCAAGCTTTAGAGTCTTACAAAAAGAAATACGCTGGCTATATCGTTACAGAAGAAACTTTATCAGATGACATTAAAGTCAAAGACGAGTTGGGCCGGGTACAGCGTCAGATTGAACAAGAACTTAAAAACCAGCTTTCAGAATACTCTAAACCTCTTGACGAAGCAAAGGCTTGGGTTGATAGCATATTAGACCCTATCAAAACTTTGCAGACAGACATTAAAAATCAAATCAGGGAGTTTGAGGAGAGAGAGACAGAAGCCCGAAAGGAAACGGTCAGAGAAGCTTTTGAATCTGCAATCGCAGAAAGTGGTACAGAACTTGACATCAAATTATTTGCTATTTACTTTGACGATTTCAGCAAGAAGAAGTGTTTTATGGCCGACAATGTGCGAATCAATCAAGCTACCTCTAAGATGATCGTCGGATTGGTTGCAGAAGAAGCCGCTAAGAAGCAACAACGTGAAGCTGGACTTATCCAGATTACAGAAGCGGCAGCTAAAGCTGGTCTCGGACCTACTGTCTACATTCGCAGTTATGACCAGGGAGCGAAACTTGTTGATGTTTTGCAGGCAATTTTTGATGATAAGGCATTAGCTGAAAGAACTAAAGCGGAAACCGAACTAAAAAAGCGTATTGATGAAATGACTGCTATCGCGGTAGCTAAAGGTTTGAACCCTGAAAAGTACGTTGATTTGCTAAGAGAGGGTCGCTCTGCTTTGGATACTATCGATATCTTACATGCAGACGCAGATGAGCTTAGACGAACTAAAGCAGAAGCGGAACAAGATACTCAGGGTCAATTCTACGCCCAAAATCAGTCTGAATTTGGGTCAGAAAGCAGTTCAGGGGGTAATCATGCCATCGAGCAAGAAACAGGCCGAAAATCGCAAAATATAGCTTCTGAGGATGGCGTTAAAAAATATGGTTACAAATTTACTGTAGATTTAATTTTTCCAGCAGAGAACGCAAAGGAAACAAAGGAGCAATTTAAAGAATGGCTCAATGCTCACGGCGTTCAATTTGAGCCACAAACAAAATCAGTAAAGGTGGAGATGAAATGAAGCTGGATTTACTTGGAGAAGATTACTACTCAGTAGCTTCCGCACGTCAATATTGGTCTATCTCGCAATACAAGCGATTTAGGGAGTGCGAAGCACGGGCATTGGCAGAGCTAGAGGGAGAGTGGGAAGACCAACGAGATAACACAGCTCTTTTGGTTGGTAACATGGTTCACAGCTATTTTGAAAGTCCAGAAGCACATAAGAAGTTTATGGATGAAAATGCAGATGCCATGATTTCGAAAGCTGGGGAAACCAAAGGTCAGTTAAAAGCTGACTTTCTGGTTGGCCAGCGCATGATTGAGCGATTGGAAGCTGACAAGCAATTTATGGATTACTATGTCGGCCAGAAAGAGGTTGCTGTCACAGGCAAAATTGAAGGCGTGGAATTTAAAGGCAAGATTGACTGTCTCAATGTTGAAAAAGGGTATTTCGTGGATATTAAGACCACAAAATCTGACATTGATAGCATGGTCTGGATTCAGGATGAAGCAAGCGGACGAAATATTCAGGTCCGCTGGTTCGAAGCTTGGGGATATGTACTTCAAATGGCCGCTTACAAGAAGATGCTAGAAGAGAAGTACGGCAAAGAGTTCACCCCTATCATCTACGCAGTAACAAAAGAGACGACCCCTGATACCAGAGCGATTGTTTTCCAATCGCAGGAAAAACTCGAGTATGAGTTATCTGAGTTATCTATGCTTATTAAGCATCTTGACAAGGTCAAGCGAGGCGATGAGAAAGCAAAGCCGTGCGGCCATTGTGAATACTGCAAAACAAAAGCTTTGAGTCAACGTGTGGAGGTGGTCTGATGAGTAAACAAGTAAAAGACATACTAGAAACTCACGACACAGGTTGTCCTCATGGCATCACATTTGCAATATATCAAGATAAAGATGAGTGTATTGCTTTGTTTGGTCGTTCTGGTTGGCCTGGACTCAAACCTCGATTTATTCGTTGGAATGAAAGTGTTGAAAACAGAACAATGTATCACACAGAAGAAGAGTTACAGGATGCGTATGTTGATAAAGTCAAAGTAGTTGAGGAAGATTTTATCATAATTGAATTGTTGCCATTTTAAGAGGGAAAAATAACCCAAAACCAACTATTTCCAAAATGGAAACAACTCAAAAACCAACAAGCCGGGCATTCTTGTAAAACTGCGAACTAGAAAACGTCAGTAAAGGTCATGTGACCTTGGACGAGCGACTGCCCGTATTTAGCCAATTCTCACAAAGGCAGTCGCATTTTTTAGATAAACAGATGAAATTTTTGGATTTATTCGCTGGCATCGGCGGTTTTCGTCTTGGTATGGAGTCCGCTGGGCATGAATGCGTTGGATTTTGTGAAATAGACAAATACGCTAGAGCCAGTTATAAAGCGATACATAACACAGAAGGAGAAATTGAATTACATGACATTACAAGAGTCACAGATGAGTCTATTCGAAGATTCGGAAGTGTGGACGTTATCTGTGGAGGCTTTCCGTGCCAGGCTTTCAGCATTGCGGGACACAGACGAGGTTTTGAAGATACACGAGGAACTTTGTTCTTTGAAATCTGTAGGTTCGCATCTGTTCTCAGACCTAAATATTTATTCCTTGAGAACGTCAGAGGACTCCTCAACCATGACGGAGGGGCTACATTTGAAACCATCATCCGAACCTTGGACGAATTGGGGTATGATGTGGAATGGCAAGTGCTTAATAGCAAGAATTTTGGAGTCCCCCAAAATCGGGAGCGTGTGTTCATTATCGGACATCTTAGAGGAGAACGTACCAGAAACGTTTTTCCTATCAGCGGAGAAAGTGAACAATCTGATTATCAACCACCAAAAATAGAAATTATAGGCAATACTAAAAATCCGAATGGCACAAGTAAAGGAACTAAAAGCGTGGTCTATGGTTCAGGTGGTGTAGTGGGAACTTTAACCGCAACAGATTACAAAGAGCCTAAGCAGGTCGCTATAAAACAGTTCGGAATCCTGCAACCCAATTTTAATCAATGTGGAGTGGTTTACGAAACAGACGGCATCGCACCAACAATCCGAGCCTATCAAGGTGGAGGTCTTGAACCTAAAATCATTCAGCGTGGTCATGGGTATAATAAAGGCGGAGAATATGACATCGCTCCTACTTTAACTAGCAATGGCTATCACGAAAACAACATCCTAAGAATCAAGGAAGCGACTACTCAAGGATATTCAGAGGCAGAGGTTGGGGATAGTGTGAACTTATCACACCCAAACTCTAAAACAAGACGAGGACGAGTTGGGAAGCAAGTAGCCAATACCCTCTTAACTGGAGAAAGTCAAGGAGTAATTGAGCCTGATTTTAGAATTAGAAAGCTAACACCTCGTGAGTGTTGGAGATTGCAAGGATTTCCAGACTGGGCTTTTGACAAAGCGCAAGAGGTCAACTCTAACAGTCAATTATACAAGCAAGCAGGAAACAGTGTGACAGTCAATGTCATTGCTGCTATCGCAAAAGAATTGAAATAAAAGGAAGTAAAAAATGCTAAATAAAATCGACATACCAGGAACAGATATCACACTTGAAATCGTGGACAAGACCATCACGATCACCAATAAAATTGAATATGATATGCAGATGCATTTTAGAAATACAGATGCAGATGCTTCTCTTGATACAAGTGGCGACGTGTTTGAGCCTCTCTACTGGTTAGATATTAAGGCGACACCTAAAATGCCGACAGAGTATCATACGAGCCTTGGAATCAAGAGAGAAAAGCGCCACTTGGCCGAACTTCAGAAGTTCTTTGAGTTTATTGAGAGTAATAAACGAAACCTATTTGATCTCTGTGGATTCAAGGGAGAACTGCAATGAAATCTCTGACATTATCGTTAGACATTTCAACTACTGCGACAGGATGGGCCGTCTTTCACGGCTCTAATCTTGTCCAGAGTGGTGTCTTAAAACATAAAAGCAAGTCTTTCTTTGAACGTGGGCGCTTCATGGCTAGCGAATTGCGAGCGATTCAATCGAGAGCGCTACAGAAATACGACTGCCATTTTGAATCAATTGTAGTCGAGAAGAACTCAGTCATGGGGCCAAATCAGCAGTCTATGATCAGTATTGGAATTGTGACAGGCATCATCCTTGGACGATTGATTGCTGACAATGTGTACTTCGTGAACGTGTCGACCTGGCGCAAGTACTGGAAGTTTAGTTACAAGGACCGAAGTAAAAAATCAATGAAGCTGCAGGCAGTTGCCAAGGTGTCTTATGAATTCGACCTGAACGTCAAAGACGATGAAGCTGACGCTATCCTGATTGGTTCATATTTTGTAAACCATGGCCAAGAATTTGGAAATCTGGAAATCCACAAGGTGAGTTGAGAGGTAGAACAATGAAACGATATATAGAATTTATTGACGACGCAAAAACGTCAGCGGTGGAGCAACTTAATATTTTTTTGGAAAATCTTAGTAAAGGCTCAATTCATAAAGTAGCAGGGTATCAAGCGAACACTGACTATACTTATATTTTATTAGAGGTAGAGAATGAATTAGCGAATCAACTAGACGAACCGCAAAAAGTTAAAGTTCCGCAGTTTGTGGCGGATTGGATAACTCATTCAAAAAATATAGGGAGTTCTCTATTTGGAGCAATGAGTATCTTTGAAGAAAATTTCGAGATTAAAAAGTGGATGCAATGGGCAGAAAATCAAGAAACTTTCGCACTAGCTTGGATTTTCGGCTACGAGGTCGAGGAAGAGAAGCGGTATTATGTGAAGATTACAGCTGCAGAACAGTATCTTGTGAGAGTTGAAGACGAGAATTTCTTAGGATTTTTACAAAGTAGATTAAGGTCTAAATTCACCCGCAAACAACTAGAAGAAGCTGGCTTCGGCTGGGTATTTGATTGCCCAGGGATTGAGATTGAGGAGGTGGAGTGATGAATAATGAAGTCTTTGAAGAATTGAAAAAGCTTATGAGTTATTTTCCTGACTCATTTATAAACAGACAATTAGAACTTATTCTCATCCCAAAAACAAACACATACTTTTCTTTAAGAGATTGTTTGACAAAGAATGATGTCATTTCAAAGGTACTAATGTGGTGTACTAGGGATATATCCAAAGCTAGACCTTATCAACAACAAAAGCGAAATATCGACTTTTATGTAGATAATCGCACACGTTTAGAAAAATATTTAGGTTCAAATATTAATGTAGATGTGGTTTATAATTGCTTAGGAAATGGAATTAACAAAGAACTCACATACAGATTTATCGAGAGTGGTTTTGATATGACTTTACTTTATAAGGAGGTCACAGATTGAAACGATTCATAACAGTATGTATCCTCGTCTCTGCTGGATTAAACATCTGGCAGATGGACAGGATTCGAGATTTACAAGAGAAGAAGCCGATGGTTATCTATAAGGCGGATAACGCAGGCGCTGAAATCCATGGCAAAGTCCTTGAGAAAGGACGGCATGGCAAGCTGTATACAGTGACTATCAGAGATTATGGAATTTTCGTAGTTACTAGAGAACAATTTGAGAAGATTAGAGTAGGGGATGAGGTGTTACTATGACAACAAACATGGAATTATTAGCGCATCATGTTGAACATTGGGCGAAAGAGCGAGGGCTAGACAATCCAGACAACAGCACGGCTCAGGCATTGAAGTTATTTGAAGAAGCAGGCGAATTGGCACAGGCGCATCTCAAGAAACGAGATGATGAGGGCAAGGATGCTGTAGGTGATATTTTGGTAGTGTTGACCATCTACTGTCAGCAGAAAGGTTGGTCTATTGCTGAGTGTTTTCAGATGGCTTGGAACGAGATTAAAAACCGTAAAGGCAAGATGGTAGACGGTTCATTTGTCAAAGAGGAGGATTTAGCATGATACCGAAATTTAGGGTTTGGCTGACAGACATTGATCAAATGTTAAGAGTGAAAGCTCTCGTTTTTGAGAAAGATAAGACAAGATGTGTTTGTGGCTATAGTTTTGACTTTTATCTTGAAGATGAAAATGCAACTATCATGCAATCAACAGGATTGGTTGACAAGAACGGCAAAGAAATCTTTGAGGGGGATATAGTTAGACAAGTACGAACCCAGCCAATAACGGAAAATGAAACAATCACAGGTGTTGTAACCATGATTGAGGGAGCTTGGTTGATTATGAATGATTGCGAGCAATTAGCTAGCTATTTGTGGTCAGAAACTGATGAGAACGAAATCATCGGCAATGTATACGAAAACAGAGAGCTTTTTGAGGATAAGGAATGAGACCAAAAAGATACCCTTTCAGTGGTGCTAAAAAAGAGAGTGAAGCTAAGAAAATATCGTTAATGCTTAAAAAAGTCGATGAATCAGACTTGAAAGGAAGTGTTTGGGCGGAGCCTCTTCACATCTATAGCAAAACAAGAGTCCATGTAGAGATAGAGGGTTATGGAAAGAAAATCATAACCGAATTTAAAACAGATGATATGGATTTTTCCAGAAAAGCTTCATTCTTTAAGAAGGCATTATTCAAAAGAGCTGAAATGATGTCTCAGTTTGATTTTAGAGAAACAACAACTGAAGAATGGAACCGAATAATCTTAGAACTTGGGGAGGCTATCAAATGTACCCAGAAATAATTGATAATATAAACAAACCAAGCCACTACCAAGGCAGATTTGGCATGGAATCTATCGATGCTTTAAGGAATTTCATGACACCAGAACAGCTGAAAGGCTTTTATCTTGGAAATGCCTTGAAGTATCAACTGCGATTCCAGAAGAAAAACGGCCTTGAAGACTTAAAAAAAGCACGTAAGAACCTTGACTGGCTAATCGAGGAGATGGAACATGAGAATTAAAACATCAAATGACTCTATAATCAACGTTGATAGCGTGAAGAATAGCATCACAATTGAAGGAGTTGAGTTTGGCTCAGATTGCCGTGCTTTAGTATCTAAACACAAAGATGGTACAGGTACAATAACACTAGTTTTTGATGGGAAAATAATTTGAAAAAGGAGTAAAACAATGTTTACACAATACAATCACGAAACAGGAAAAACAACACTTACAAAACTTGCTAAAGGCGGTATCATTACAGTTGCAGCTGTTGCTTCACTTGGTATTTTTCGTCTTACGGCCGTGAAGCGTATCCCAGCTAATACAGTTGGAGTTAAGGTTAGCGCAATTGGAGGTGTGCAAGAAAATACCCTGCAAACAGGATATCATCTAAAAATGCCATTTATTGACAAAGTATACACCTTATCGACATCTGTTCAAACTAAGACGATGGAAAAAATCACTACTCAAACTAAAGATGGTCAGTGGCTCAATACCAATATTGATGTGAAATATCGTGTCAATAAGGAAAAGGCTATGACGGTCTTCTCTAATTACACAGATTTAGAAAACGTGAATAATAGTGTAGTATCTCCTGCTGTTCAGCGTGCTATTGAATCTGTAACAGGAAATTACGATATTTACGATATCCTCGGTAATAAGCGTACAGAAGTTTATGAAATGATTGATAAAGCTCTCAAAGAAAAATTTGAGTCTTACGATTTGGAGTTTGTTTCTTTCACGATTACAGATCAGGATGCTGGAGATGAAATTGAAGCAGCAATCAAAAATGAATCTGTAAAACAAAAAGAAATCGACACTGCAAAACAGGAGCAGGAAAAAGCTAAAGTTGAAGCCGATACCAAGAAAGTTCAAGCTCAAGCAGAAGCAGACGCAGGTATCATCAAAGCAGAAGGTGAAGCCAAGGCCAACAAAGCTAAGTCAGACTCAATCACAGATAATCTTATCCGGATGAAAGAAGCAGAAGCCAGAGAGAAGCATGGCTGGGTCACTGTCAACGGTGCAGGTAGTGTGATCACGAATAAAGAATAAAATAAAAAAAAGCCAAGACACACTCTGTCTCAGCTATAATCCAAACACTATTATTATAACATAAAGGAGACAGAGAGTGAACAAGGCTAAAGAACTCTTGAAAGAGTTGCAGGATCTTGACATGGACATCCAAAGCCGTATAGATGAAATCAATGAGCTTGAGGCAGGTTTGCTCTCAAGTCCTAAGTGGTCAGATGTCAAAGCCAAAGGTGGACAGACTAGAAAAGTTGATGATGTCTATACTCAGCTGGTAGTGATGAAAGAGGCTATAGAGCAGGATACTAAAGAAGTTATTAACAGGAAAATTGAATTAGGTAGAATGATCAATAAGTTAACAAATCCGAAACATCGGACAATTTTGAGAATGACATATATTACTAAAACGTATATCGAGGATATTTGTGATAAGTTATCAATCAGCAAGAGCTCGTATTACAGCATGCGTAAGGTTGCTATTGAAGAGCTGGAGGTAATTTTGGAATAATTTGGAATTTCTTGAGTTATCTTGAGAATATCTTGAGAATATGTGTTAATCAAAATAATCTTGATGTGCACTGTAACGATAATCTGTTAGAATGGTAGTGTCAAGAGTTGAAAAACGAGGTCTCAGAATTTGGTAGATGGTTACCTGAAATCAGGGTGTCGTAAAGGGCATTGAGGGTTCGAGTCCCTTCCTCTATTTCGTTCATTGACATCTCCTTTATATTTATTATATTTTTCCGAGGTTTCGGCCTCGTTTTGGCGATGACAGGCGTAAAGTGATTTTCTCCCCAATGTATTTTCAAACTTTTCGGTTCGATTCCGGGCATCGCCGTAATGGCTACAAAAAAATAAATCAGGAAATTTATTTCTAATTAACACGCAAGGTAGTAGTCGCCTTGCATTTTAAAAAAGGCTTTTAGTGTAGCGGTAACACAACAGTCTCCAAAACTGTTATCGTGGGTTCGATTCCTGCAAAGCCTGTGAGAGGTCTTAAAAAGGTCGCACATCGTGTGGCTTTTTTGATTATTTAAAAAGGTGGTGATGGAAAATTGAGTGGATTGAGAATAAAACAAAAGAGATTTGCAGATGAGTACATCATCTCAGGTAATGCGACGGAAGCTTATAAAAAAGCAGGTTATCGTGTTTCTAGTGATAGAGTGGCAGGCGTTGAAGGGCATAAGTTACTAAAGAATCCTAAGATTAAAAGCTATATAGATGAACGACTGAAACAACTTGATTCTGAGAAAATTGCAGATCAACAAGAAGTACTTAGTTATCTAACATCAGTAATGCGAGGAGAGACGCAAGAACAGACCTTGATAAGCATAGGAGAATTAGGTCAAACGATTACGGATATTGATGTCGGAGCAAAAGATAGAATCAAAGCAGCCGAACTTTTAGGAAAACGGCATAGGCTTTGGACAGACAAAGTAGAGGCAGACGTTTCTGGAACGGTGGTGTTTGCGAATGAGTCAGACATACCAGATTAAACAGAATGATATTGTTGTTGACCTACCTAAGACAGTAGGAGCTGGGTACGGACAATTTTGGCGCTCAAGAAATCTTTATCGTGTAGTCAAAGGGTCCCGTGGTTCGAAGAAGTCCAAGACAACTGCATTAAATTACGTTGTCCGTCTTTTGAAATATCCATGGGCAAACTTACTTGTTATTCGTAGATATTCGAATACAAACAAGCAATCTACCTATACGGATTTTAAATGGGCGTGTAATGTGTTGGGCGTGACTCATCTGTTTAAATTCAACGAGTCTTTGCCTGAAATAACTATAAAAGCGACTGGGCAAAAGATTCTGTTCCGTGGTTTGGATGATGAACTTAAAATCACATCTATTACAGTTGACGTTGGTATCCTTTGTTGGGCCTGGTTTGAGGAAGCGTACCAAATTGAGACTGAAGACAAGTTCAGTACGGTTGTTGAGTCAATCCGTGGTAGTTTAGACGTACCTGACTTCTTTAAACAAATCACAGTCACATTTAACCCGTGGAATGAGAGGCACTGGCTCAAGCGTGTCTTCTTTGATGAAGATACGAGACGAGCTGATACATTCGCTATTACTACCACTTATAAATGCAATGAGTGGTTGGATGAAGTGGATATCAAGCGCTATGAGGATTTGTATAATACGAACCCAAGACGGGCTAGAATCGTTTGTGATGGTGAGTGGGGAGTTGCTGAAGGTTTAATCTACGAGAACGTAACTGTCAAGGATTTCGATAAGGATGAATTACTACAAGATTCAGCTAATAAGTTATGTATCGGTCTTGACTTTGGTTTCACTCATGATCCAACCGCTTTGTGTTGTTCGCTCATAAACGACACGACGAAAGAGATTTATGTCTTTGATGAGGCGTATAAAGTCGGATTGATAACCAAAGAAGTTGCGAAGATGATAAAAGATAAAGGTTATCATCGCTCACAAATCATTGCCGATAGTGCTGAATTGCGACTGATTGAGGAACTAAGGTCAGAACATGGGATAACTCGAATCAAAGAGAGTCGAAAAGGTAAGGATAGTATCATGGCAGGCGTATCCAAATTGCAAGGATACGCTATTTATGTACATCCGAGTTGTGAACATATCATGGATGAATTTTATAGTTACTGCTACCAGCGTGACAAAGAAGGTAATTGGTTGAACAAGCCAGAAGATAAAAACAATCACTTGATGGATGCACTACGTTATAGCCTTCAATGTATTGAGGGTGGTAAAGCAACCGTCCGCAGACGTTCTGATTATGGTTTATAGAGAGGAAAGACATGTACCAATATTTAACCTATCCACGAGATGGATATGATGAGGGTTCTTTGAAAAAAGACCTGATTTACAAATTGATAACGAAGCATAGCACTGAAGGCTCAAGGTTGAAGAATTTAAAAAGCTACTACTTGGGTGAGCATGCTATCTTAAATCACAAGAGACGAAACGAGAACGCACCCAATTATAAGACGGTAGCCAATCATGCAAAGGATATTGCAGACACGGCTACAGGCTATTTTATGGGCAATCCTATCAAGTACAATAACACTGCTGAAGGTGATATCGATGAACTACTTACAGCATTTGACGGTGCTGAGATTGACCAAGTAGATGCGCAGAATGCTTTGAACATGGCTATCTATGGTCGTGCTTATGAGTACATCTATGCTAAAGAGGGATTGACTGAGTTGGACTCAACTAGTATCGATCCAGAAAATACCTTTATGGTTTACGATGATAGTATTGAGCGGAAGCCTTTGTTTGCGGTCTACTACTATCAAATCAAGGATGATACAAAAGATACTACTAAGTATCAGGCTGAGGTCTTTACTGAGAATCTGCATTATCACATGGTACTGAGAAGTACAGATTCAGGAACAACTCAGAATGAGCAAGTAGAACCCCACAACCTAGGACAAATCCCAATCATTGAGTATCGCAACAATCACTTTGCGATTGGCGACTACGAGCAACAGATGAGCTTGATTGATGCCTATAATTCCTTGATGGGTAACCGAGTCAATGACAAGGAGCAGGCAGTAGAGTCTATCCTTGTCTTGTATGGTACGCAGTTAGCAGACACGCCAGAAGATGCTAAGGCAGCGATGAAGATTCTTTCTGAAGAAGGTCTTTTGGAGTTACCCGGCGATAGTGCAAGAGCGGAGTTCTTGAAGAACACGCTGGACGAAAGTGCTACTGAAATCTTGCGTACGGCTTTGAAGGAGGATATCTACACATTCAGCCATGTGCCTAACTTGACTGATGAGAATTTCGCAGGGAACACATCGGGCGTAGCCATGGAATTCAAGCTGATGGGCCTTGAGATGATTACTAAAACCAAGGAAGCGAACTACAAGCGTGGATTAAGACAGCGGATTGCGATTTTTGCTCATTACCTAGGCATGAAGCAGATTGCACTAGAGTCTCATTCAATCGTTCCGCAGTTTAGCCGCGGTTTACCTAAGAACTTACTGGAAATCTCTCAGATTGTGAACAACTTGGAAGGCAAAGTTACCAATAGACAACTTATTTCTCTCTTGCCGTTTGTGGAAGACCCTGACGCTGAGCTGGAAGCCTTGGAAGAAGAGAAAAAGAAGAACATGGAAGACATGCCGATGTTCAACCAAGACAACACGAAACCCGAAGATGAGGTAGAGGATGAAGAATCAGGAGTACTGGGCGAAGAGGAAAGCCAATCTGATTTACCAGCAGATGGACAAGGCCGAAAAGCAGGCAGACCAGTTCGATAAGGTCTATCAAGAAGCTAAGACATACTTGGATAAGGAAATCAATAAGATTTTTGATAAGTTCCAACGTGATTATGGTTTAAGTCAGGTAGATGCTAGACAAGTCTTGAAGAACATGAAAGATAAGAAAGACCTGAATGAACTTCGTAAGGTACTTGAAGCTAGACCGAATGACCCGAATATCCAAAGGCTACTGGCTGACTTAGACAGTCCAGCTTATTCTTTCCGTATGAAGCGCCTAGAACGTTTGAGCGACGATTTAGACCGTATGCGTGAATCTATCTATCATTCAGAGAAGACAGGCTCAGATGCCTTTTATAGCGACCTGATGAAGGATAGCTACCACAAGGCTACCTTTGACCTGCAACAGCAGACAGGGCTAGCATATGGCTTTTCTGGGCTTCCTGAGAGCGAGATAAAACATCTACAGTCTTTTAGTTGGGTAGGAGATGGAAGCACGTACTCAACAAACATCTGGAAGAATACAGGAAAGCTTACTTCAAGCATAAAAGATGAACTACTCATGAGCCTCATGACAGGTCGAGATACACGAGGAACTGCACAAGCAATTGCTGAGCGGTTCAATGTGGGGCAGAACGATGCAAGGCGTTTGGTTCGGACAGAATCAGCCTTTTTTCATAACCAGATGGAACTACTCAGTTATGAGGAAGCCGATATAGAGAAGTATATATTTGTGGCCGTCTTAGACAAGCGTACATCACGCATTTGCCAAGAACATGACAATCAGGTTTATGATAGGGATAAGGCTGTCCCTGGTGTCAATTGTCCGCCTATGCACCCTTGGTGTAGGTCTACTACCGTAGCGCACGACGATGAAGCAGACTACGACAAGTTGAAGCGTAGGGCAAGGAACCCAGTTACAGGTAAAGTTGAGTACGTGCCTGCCGATATGACTTATAAAGAGTGGTATAGCAAGTATGTTGCGAAAGACGGGGAAAAGGAGTAGAAAATGAAAGTCAAAGAACTTTGTAAAACAATTGATAAAGAATGCTGTATCTCGGTTTGTCACAACGATAAAGATTTAGAAGGAGGTTATCCCGAGGATTTTATTGATTGTGATGTTGAAGTAAAAAGAATTTCAGTGGTAGCTTGCGAAGTTATCCTTATAGAAACTTAAAAGGAAGGGACAAAGCAGATGAAATATCGTAAGAAGCCAGTAGTGATTGAAGCTGTACAGTTTTTAGATACAGAAGAAGCTATAGATGAGCTATGTGATTTTGGATTAGATCCAGTACGGATTGACTACGCTGATTTAAGCAATCCCCTTTTAAAAATCGAAACGCTTGAAGGCTTGATGATTGCGACTGAAGGGGATTATATCATTAAAGGAGTTCAAGGTGAATTTTATCCGTGCAAGCCTGATATTTTTGCAGAAACTTACGAAGAAGTAGAGGAGTAAAGATATGTTTATCTGGGATTGGGTATCAATCGCCTTTGGGTGGTTGGTATTCTTTTGGCTATTTGTTTTAATTGTAGGAACTATTCTTGCGATTTTAACAGGTTTCAGAAATAGAAAGTAGGTGATCCGACATCTTGACTGGCAGGAATAAACCGCTATAAATTACTATAAATTAGTGAATTGAAGAAAGGAATAGAAAAAATGGAAGATTGGCAAAGACGTTTTATCGATGAATACAATGCGCTTAAGGATAAATATACAAAATTACATAAAATGGTTATCAAATACGAAGCTGGTACGCTCAATTTTGAGCCAAAATGCTCAATTGAAGTTTTAAAAAATCAAAAGTGCGCCATGGGTCAGTATTTATACTGGCTCGAAGTTCGATCAGAAATCGAAGGAATCGAATTATAAAACTAACCGTATGGAATCCCGTACGGTTTTTATATTGTCCAAACTGTGCCGATGACGTTAAAAGCTGTACTGTTCCGTCGCCGGACGTAAAGCGAGATTATCGAGTGGCGACGTAATCGCTGGAGGACAATTATGTCAGAAGAAATCAATGCAACTGTATCTACTGAATCAACTGAGACTGTCGACACTCAAGAAAATGTTGATACGGTGCAGGAAGAAAAGCACGAACGAACTTTCACTCGTGCTGAAATCGGTAAGATGCTATCTGCCGAGCGCTCTAAATGGGAAGCAGAGCAAGAAGCCAAGGAAAACGAAGCTAAGAAACTTTCCAAGATGAACGCTGACGAGAAACAAAAATATCAGTTAGATCAGCGTGAGCAAGAACTAGCTGATCGTGAAAAGGCTATTGCTCGTAAAGAATTGACTGCAGAAGCTAAAGCAATGTTAAGTGAACGTGACTTACCTGTTGAGTTAGTAAATGTGGTTGATTTGACAAGCGCAGAGACGGTATCTGAATCTGTCGCTGTATTGCAGAAATCATGGGAGCAAGCCGTACAGAAAGGCGTACAGGAGAAGTTGAAAGGGAAAGCCCCTATCAATCACGCGCCAACAGTCAACGATGAGTTGACAGTTGAAGAATTTAGAGCCATGGGATACAAGAGCCGTAACGAACTCTTCCTAAAGAACCCAGAGCTTTACAAGAAATTGAAAGGATAATTGAAAAATGACAGCAGGACAAACTAAATTAGCCACTATGGTTAATCCAGAAGTAATGGCGGATATGGTAGCCGCTAAATTACCTAAATTAATTAAATTCACACCACTAGCATATGTAGAAACAGAGCTTGAAGGCCAACCAGGTAGCACTTTAACAGTGCCAGCATGGGAGTATGCAGGAGACGCTACTGAAATTGAAGAAGGCCAAGCAATTACGCCAGACCAATTGACTACTAAAAAGACTACTATGACTATCAAAAAAGCAGGTAAAGGTTATGAAATTACCGATGAGTCTCTTTTGTCAGGTCTAGGAGACCCAGTGGGTCAAGCGACTTACCAGCTAGGTTTGGCAATCGCTAACAAGATTGATAACGACCTTGTAGCAGTAGCTAAAACAGCAAAACAATACGTAGATGATGCACCTACTACACTTGATGCGCTTGATAAAGCTCTTGACGTCTTTGAAGATGAAGAAGACGCTCAGTATGTAGCTATCATCAATCCAAAAGACGCTACCAAGTTGAAGACAAACGTAGCGAAAGAATGGGTCAAAGGCTCAGACATTGGCGCAGACGTTGTTATCTCAGGTACTTTTGGTGAAGCAGGCGGTGTACAAATCGTGCGCTCTAAAAAAGTTGATGAAGGCAAAGGCTTCCTTGTTAAAGTGTCACCAAGTCAAACAGAGACAGACGACGCTAACAAGTACGGAGCTTTTGTAATCTTGCTTAAACGCGACGTGGCTATCGAAACAGACCGCGATATCTTGAAGAAGACTACCGTGATCACAGGAGATGAACACTACGGCGTTTACCTTTACGACCCTTCACGAGTTGTAAAATTCGGTGGTGCGTAAGAAAGAGGTGGCGATATGAGCTTATTGCTACGACGTCATTACATTCAAGAAGAGCAGGTTGACCAGTATTCTGATTTAGAGAATAAAACTCTAGAAGAGTTGAAAGCTCTAGCAAGAGAAGCTGGTGTAGCAGGCGCTTATAAGTTGACAAAAGCCGAAGCCATTGAAGTTTTGGAGGAACTAAAGAGTGAAAGTTAAAGTCAAGCAAGAATTTTACGATTGGGAAGCCAACGTTAAACGACTTGCGGGCGAAGAGCTTGACCTTGCTGATACACGATACGCTGAACTTGTAGAGAATTTTGCAAGCAATGGCGTATCTGTATCAGATATCCTTGAGGAAGTAGGCGGTGCTGAAAGCTATAATCCAGCAAGTTATAGCCCAGTCAGTACCGTACAAACCCCTCAAGTGTATGTATCGGGAGAGACTACGCCTTTAAGTCAACAAGAAGGAGTTTAAAATGTCTATAGAGTTGCTGAAGAAAGTAACAGGCGAAGATGATCCGCAACTTTTAGCCGTTTTAGAAGCTAGAGCTGAAAGTATCATTCTATCGGAAACTAATCGAACTTGCATGACGCCTATCCTTGAAGGTCTAGCGCTTGAAGTAGCACTAGAGCTTAATAACCGCCTAGGAAACGAGGGTGAGTATTCAAGGAAAGAAGGCGGGATTGAAGTTGTTTACGGAGCTGATAGTATCTCAAGCGGGCTTTTGAAGCGTATCAGAGCTTACAGGCTAGCAAGGGTATCAGGCCATGTTTTTGAAGCGGAGTAGACTGAAACCTTATCCATTAAGACGGTTTGAAAAGACTGTCACGGATGAAGGGCACGTAAAAGAAGGATACGCCAAGGAAGTTGAAAGCACGCGCCTTGAGTTATGGCCCGCTAAAAGCAATCTACAATCAGAGCTTTACGGAGAGCGTGTCAACGACATTCTAAACGCAAATGCGGATAGAGACGACACAATCAGAGTAAAAGACGGGGTATGTATCGACAGTAAGACAGAAGTAACTCATAAGGTTATCTCTAAGAAAGTTTATACATATCATCAAGTATTGGAGTTGGAACGTGTCAGAGCTACTAGGGGCAGATAGGCTTATAGCTAAGTTCAGAAAGTTGTCAGATGTTGCGCAACGAGATATTGTTTCAAAAGCGGTTCATCATGCAGCCAAAACCATTGTCCAAGCTGATGCTAAAAGACTTGCACCAGGTAACAATGGAGAACTTAGAAATAGTATCAAGACTAGGGTTAAAATGGACGGAGATAAGGTTATAGGAGAGGTTTACACAAATCTACACTATGCTCCTTACGTTGAGTTCGGAACAGGACCAAAAGGGCAGGCTAGCCATTCTGGGATTTCTCCAGAGGTCAGTGTGTCTTATCGGTCTAGCCCGTGGTATGTGCATGAAGACCAAATCAATGTAGGACCGTACCACTTTCAAAAAATTGGGGAGTTCTACAAGATGTATGGTCAACCTGCTCAGCCTTATCTTTATCCAGCTTTAAGAGACAACCAAGAGCGTGTGTCTAAGAATATTTCAAATTATGTGCGTAGAAAGATAAGAGAACAATTATAATGATCAATATCAAGCCTGTTATTTATAAAGAATTGCAAAAGGTCGCAGATAATGTGACTGATACTTATCCTAGCGATTGGGAAAATTTCCCAGTCGTTATTTTTTTGGAAGAACAAAACAAGCCCGGAGAGTGGTTTGATGACCAGGAACAAAAATCATCTATCCGCTACAAGGTGGATATCTTTGATGATACCAGCACTAGTGAGTTAGCTGTAAAAATCAATCAGATTTTTGAGTCTTTAGGTTTACGAAGAACCGACTGCCAAGACGTGCCAGACCCGTCGCATTTGAGACATAAGGTCATGCGTTTTGAAGGTGTCGTTGACTTACACTCAGATCTTGTTTTTCAATTTAGAATGGAGAATTAAACATGTTAGCAAATGGAATTACGTTAGCTTATGGTACAGCTAAAGGAACTTATACTAAACTTACTGGGTTGAAAGAAGTACCAGAGTTTGGTATTGAGCCTGAAAAAGTAGAGAACACTACTCTTGAAGACAAAGTTAAAAAGTATGAATTTGGTATTGGCGATGCTGGAGAACTTGAATACAAATTCGCTTATAAGAACGACGGAGCAACCGCACCTTATCGTGTATTGCGTAACGCCGCAGACAACAAGACAAAACTTTTCTTTGAGCAAACTTACCCAGACAACACTAAAGTTCATTTTGAAGGTCAAGTATCTGTTAAGCTTGGTGGTGGCGGTGTCAATGCCGTTATCGAGTTCACCCTTAAAATTGCTTTGCAGTCAGAGTTGGAATTTGTAGACGGAATTGGAGGTTAATTAAATGGCGTTACCTTACTCAATTTGGAAGATTAGCGATGAGAAAGAGTTGAAACTACGACTTTCATCTCATCAAGCAGCAAAAGTTGAAGAAAAAATCGGTATGAACCTATTGAAAATCTTCATGCCAGAAGCTGGTGAAGAGTTTCCTTTACCTCCTTTGAAAGTTGTGTTGCTCTTGATTCATGGGGCTTTGCAAAAGTATGAGAATGGGTATTCTCTTGAAGATGTCTACGATCTGTACGATGAATACGTGGACAATGGTGGAGACCAAACAACCTTCATGACAGAGGTTTTAATGCCACTCTTTGAAGTATCGGGTTTTACTCCACGAGGAAGCAAGAACAAGAAAACTTCCAAGAAGAAAATGACAGTAGTCGAGTAATCTTAACGGTAACGCAGATTATTGAGAGGCTTTATCCTATGTTCTTAGACATTGGGGGTAAGCCTCTTGATTTTTGGGATTTAACGGTGCTTGAAATCAGGGAAATGATTGAAAGCTACAACCGTGTCAAAATCCAAGAGCGTAAAGAAAAGATTATTGACTCTTATAGACTTTCGCAGATGATATCCAACCACGTTTCCTTATTGTTATCGAAAGACGCCAAGGTCTTTGAGTTCTGGGAATATGCGCCCGAGTTGTTTGTAGAAGAACAACAAGCGGTAGAACAGGAACGACAGAGACAAGCACTTTTGTTGCATAAGCAACGGATGCGTGAATTTGCAGAAAGACATAATCGAAAAAGGAAGGAGGAAATGAATGGCAACTCTTGACGAATTGAAAGTCATGATTGACGCTGAGATAGCGCCTTTCAGGAAGAAGATGAAAGAAGTCGAGAATCAGGTCAAGGGAACATCTGACCAAGTGAAAAATGCCACTGCAAAAGTTCGTGAACAGTCGAACTCTATCGGCAGTGCGTTTGGTAAGCTAGCTAAGTTCGCTGGTTTTGCAATCCTTGGTAAGAAATTGCTTGATGTTGGGATGTATTCAGCGCAGACAGCTCTTGAAGTATCAGCGTCTATGAACCAAATCAAGCGACAGATGGGCGAGAGTTCGCAATCTTTCTTAAAATGGGTTAACGATAACGCTAACGCTATGAATATGGGTGTGGGTGAGGCGACCAACTACGGTGCAGTCTACTCAAACCTATTTTCTGGATTTATCAAAGATACTAACAAGCTAAGTGCTTATACCGCTAAGATGTTGCAAACATCTGCAGTTGTTGCTGAAGGCTCAGGGCGTAGCATTACAGACGTTATGGAGCGTATTCGCTCTGGTTTACTAGGTAACACCGAAGCAATTGAGGACCTAGGAATCAACGTTGGAGTTGCTATGATTGAGTCCACTGAAGCTTTTAAGAAGTTCGCAAACGGTCAGAGCTGGCAACAATTAGACTATCAAACCCAGCAACAAATCCGCCTTATGGCTATCCTAGAGCAGGCTACAGCCAAGTATGGAGATACCTTATCAAATTCAGTCAACGGTAGTATCAGCTTGTTTAAGTCGCTGATGAAAGATAGTGCATTGAATCTGGGTAATGCTATGTTACCGATTATCAATGCGATCATGCCCGTCTTGAACTCTTTTGCTATGGTATTGAAGAACGTTACGGCAAAACTTGCAGAGTTTATCGCTTTGATGTTCAACAAGAAAGCGACAGTTAAAGATGGTGTTGGTGGAGCAGTTGGAGACATGGGTAACGCCATGAAAGACGCTGCAGGCGGAGCAGGAGATCTTGCTGATGCAGTGGACGACGCTGGAGATTCAGCAGGAGGACTTGCTGATAATCTTGGAGACTCAGCCAAAAACGCTAAGAAGGCCGCTAAAGAGTTGCTAGGTCTTTTGGGATTTGATGAGATTAACATCTTGCAAAAACCAAAAGACGATGATGCAGGCGGTTCTGGAGGCGGTGGAGGCGGTGGCGGAGGCAAAGGTGGTAAAGGAAAGGGAGGCGGTGGCGGACCTTTCAAAGACATCTTGCCAGAAGTCGAGTTGACCGACATGGACAATAAATTCAAGAGCATTTTTGATGGTCTTGGAGATAAACTGAAAGGGTTGTTTGACCTCTTCAAAAAAGGTTTTGATGCAGCGTTTAGACCAGAAGGCTTAGAGCGTATCAAAGCCGCTTTAGAACGAATCAAGAAAACTCTTGAAGAAATCGCTACTGATCCAAGAGTTGTAAATGCCTTTAACCGCATGACCGAGAAAATTGCTTATGCTTTGGGCCAAATTGCTGGTTCGTTAGCTACTATAGGCGTTGGTATTGGTGTACTTCTTACTGAAAGTATTGCAAACGGCCTTGAAAGGCAAAAAGAACGCATTATCAGGGCGCTAGTCGCTTTGTTTGATAATATTGGTAACATTGCAGAGGCAGTAGGAAATATCGCTCAGGCTTTTTCTAGTGCTTTCTACGACGTCATTACTTCAACTGGTGCGGTTCGTATCGGTAGCGCTATTGTGTCAACTCTGTTGAGTTTGACATCTACCATTGTTGAAATCGGTAGCAAATTAGCAGGAAGTTTGTTTAAAGGATTTGAAAAAGTCGTTGTGACAAGCGCTCCTAAAATTTCATCAATGCTTCAAAGTCTTTTGGACATTGTAGCTCCGATATTTGAAACTATTGAAAGTGTTGTTGATAAGTTTGGCGATGGATTGAGTAGTGTCTACGATGAACATGTAGCCCCTGCTATTGACTCTATTGCTAATGCTTTTAACGGACTAATTGACATTATTCAAATACTTTGGGAAGGAAGTTGGAAGCCTTTTGCAGAGTTCTTGTCTAACACATTCGGCATAAGTATTGAAACCGTCGCTGATTTACTAGGTGGTATCATACTAGAAGCATTGAAGTTACTAGCTGATACAATCAAGCTAGTGGCTGATGGTTTTACTGCTTTTTCAGATTGGTGTAAAGAAAATAAAGAGATTATCTCTACGGTCGCTAATGTGATTGGTACACTTGCAACCGTATGGCAAGGAATTAAGCTCTTGTCTTGGGCTGAACAAGCTGGAGGACTTGCAGGGGCATTCGAATTATTAAGTGGCAAGGTTTCGTTTATTGTTAGCGGAATTAAAGATCTTGGACTAGCTTTGAAAGCTTTGACATTTGATAAATTGGTTAGCTTCGGAGAAACCATCTATTTGAATGCGTTGTATGCAAAAGACTTTGTGGTCAATTCAGGTAAATTGATTGTAGAGTTAGGAAAAACTGCTCTAGAACTTGGTAAATCAGCACTAGCGTGGGGTGTTCACGCAGCACAAATGGGACTTGCAGCAGCAGCAGAAATTGCTCAATCGGTTGCAGCAGGAGTTGCAGCAGCCGCAACATGGGCGCTCAATGGAGCCATTGCGGTATTGACCAGCCCGATAACTTTGGTTATTGCTGCTATTGCAGCCTTAATCGCTATCGGTGTCTTGCTCTACCAAAACTGGGATACTGTTGTCGAGTTTGCTAAAACTGCATGGCAAGGACTATGTGATTTTATCAGTGGTATTTGTCAAGCGATTGGCGAATTTTTCAGTGGTCTATGGACGAAGCTCCAAGAAATCTTTGAGCCAATAGGTCAATGGTTTGGAGAGAAGTTCCAGCAAGCATGGGACGCCATTGTGAACATATTCTCTGGTATCGGAGAGTGGTTTTCTGGTGTATTCCAAGGTTCGTGGGATGCTATCGTTAATATCTTCACACCAATCGGCTCATGGTTCGGACAACGTTGGGCAGATGTTACTAGTGCTTTGGCTAATATCGGGGCATGGTTTACGGACATGTTCCAAAAAGCATGGACTGGTCTAACAAACATCTTTAGCAAACTAGGTTCATGGTTTGGTGAGAGATGGGCAGATGTGACTAATGCATTATCCAGCGTTTCAAACTGGTTTGGTGAGATGTTCACTAATGCTTACAACGCTGTAAAAGATGCTTTCAGTTCTATCGGAGATTTCTTCAGTGGAGTTTGGGATACTGTAAAAAGTATCTTCGTAAACGCTGGTCAGATGGTCGGAGAGGCAGTAGGTGGTGCGTTTAAGAGCGCAGTCAATGCGGTTCTTGACACTATTGAAAATGTGGTTAATGGATTTATCGGCATGATTAATGGTGTTTTAGATGTTGTCAGAAATTTACCTGGTCTAGGATGGATTGGAAGTGTAAGCACAGTTAGCCTTCCTCGTCTTGCCCGTGGTGGTATCGTTGATAGTCCAACTATTGCCATGATTGGTGAAGCAGGTAAAGAAGCGGTCGTACCACTTGAAAACACAGGATTTATCCAAACGCTAGGGCGAGTTGTCAGCAGTGCGGTAGTAAATGCCATGGCTGGTGTTGGTCCGCAAGGTGGATTTTCTGGCGATGGCGACATCGTTATTCAAATCGCTGGTCACGAGTTCGGACGGGTGGCAATCCAAGAAATCAACAAGGAACATGAACGAGCAGGTCAAACCTTGCTCAAGATTTAGGAGGTTAAATGGCACAATTGACAATCAATGGGGTGGCTGTGAAGCCTCCCAAATCTTTTCAGGTCGGTATTCAGGATATCGATGGAGAAACAGGGCGTAATGCCAATGGCGACATGGTGCGCGACCGTATCACAACCAAGCGTAAGTTAGACTGTGAATGGGGCATGCTGACTCAGGAAGAAATGAGTCAGCTTTTACATGCTGTATCATCTGAATTTTTTGAGGTATCTTATCCAGACCCCATGGATGGCCAAGTCACAAAGACTTTCTATGTCGGTGATAGGACAGCTCCTAGATATACCTTTACTGAGAAGTTTAAACCTTGGTCTGGCGCTAAATTCAATCTGATAGAGAGGTAAGAAAATGGACGCTTTAACCAGACGACAATTTGACAGAGCCATGTTTGCCAAGGAAAGGACGCTGGCTATTCGTGTTGGTGATTATGCTTCACGGGATATCAAAGAGGCTAGTTTTGAGTATGGCTATATCAAAGGCGATACATACAAGCCCGGTGGAACGTGTGCTGGTAGCGGTAAAATTACCTTTACCAGCATCATTACCACATTCAATAAGCTGGATATCCTACACCCTGAGATTGGTCTACTGGTTGGGGATGCCTACCAGTGGGTCAAGATGGGGGAATACTTCATCAACGATATTGAGATTGACCGAAACCGCAACACAACCACGCTGGAGCTCATGGACGGTATGTTTAAGCTCAATCGTGAGTATGTGACGGACTTGCATTTCCCAGCTGAAGTACGAGAGGTTATTCAGGAAATCTGCCTGAAAACTGGTATTGAGTTAGCGAATGACTATTTCGGAATCAGCGCTATGCGTTACCATGTCGAGCAAGTTCCTGAAGGTAAGAAACTTTCCTTTAGGGATATGCTGAGCGCTATGACTCAGATGATTGGAATGTCTTGCTTCTTCAACAGAGAAGGCAAGATGGAAATCCGTGATTTAACTGAGTCAAATATCACGATCAACGCAGATAGTTACTTTCTGCATGGTTTAACCAAGAGTGAGATTGAGTATCAGATAGCTGGTATCACTTGTAAGACAGATAAGAAGTCTCTGACGGTCGGTATGAAGACAGGTCGGTCTTTGGAACTGGACAATGTCTTTATGACCCAGAGCGCTTTAAATGACCTGTACTACAAACTGAAAAACCTGACTTACTACCCGTACAATCTGAATTACCAAGGGCATTTATTACTTGAAGTTGGGCAGTGGGTAACCATTCAGACAAACAAGAAAGAAACCTTTAAAGTACCTGTGTTAAGTCAGAGCTTTACTTTTAAAGGTGGTCTGAGAGGTCGTATCAGTGCAGATAGTAAGGCTGGAAACGATACGCAATACTCTTATGAGGGTACGATTACCAAGCAGATTAAGCAACAAGATGGCATTGAAGCGAAAATCCAAGCACAGATAGAAGCAGCAGACGCAGCCTTTGAAGCAGAGTTTGAGAAACGTAAAAAAGCGATTGATGACGCAATCGAAAAATACAAAGCAAATGCTGAAGAATTTGGCGCTAAAATCCACGAAGAAATTGAGAAAGAGCGTCCTGAGTTCGTGAAGCGAATCCGTGAGGAGCTGATGAGCGGTGCGGACTCTATCGCTGAATTAAGTAAGAAACTGGAACAAGTTAGTGAAACTGCAAGAGTCAACGCAAGCCTGATAGGTGGTGACGGAAATACCCAGTACAACAAGAACCGTTTGAACGGTGGTACAGCCAAGAAAATCAGTTATGGAACGGATTTCGTGGAAGTCGGTCACAATGGAGAGGGCTTTGAACTCGGTAAGCAGTACGTTATCAGCTGGTCAGCAACCTGTACGCCATACGGCCGTGTGGATGTGACTATGGCAGTGAATAAGCCTACATTTTACGGTGGACACGTTCATCTTGCGCCTGCTAATACAATCATGCCAGTTATTGAGAAAGATCTAACTCAGAAAGAGGAGAAGGTTTTATCAGTCTACTACGGTGCCTATCGTCTGACATTCTCAGGCGACTGGTATCAAGATTTAGAGCAGTCTGTGGCGATTGACAATCAGACAAGACGGATTGAACTAGCGCCAGTCTATAAGACGGTAGCTGATGGACAAAATTCAAGATATGACGGAAGTTGGAACGAGAGTCCAACTTTTATTTTTGACGGAGGAAGAACATGACGGAAACAATCCCAATAAGGGTACAACACAAGCGCATGTCAGCACAAGACTGGGCAAGTAGCACTCTAGTCTTGCTTGATGGAGAGTTAGGCGTTGAGAGTGATACGGGTAAGGTCAAGGTCGGAAATGGCCGTGACCGATTCTCAGCTTTGCAATATCTGACGGGACCAAAAGGTGACCGTGGAGACCGTGGGGAAACAGGCCCACGAGGAGCTGACGGTGTTATGCGATTCGAGGACTTGACGAGTCAACAGAGAGAGGGCTTGCGAGGAGATAACGGTCATAGCTTAAATGCGAATGTGCGTATCGAGGGAAGCTATCGAAACGGTGCAACCAGTCAGTTAAATCTGATCGCGGATGTCTACTATGACGGGACTCGGTTAACTAGTGGCTATACTGTTGATTATTACTACCGTGGTTTTGGGAATAATAACTGGCAAAGCTTGCTGAGCCAAACGCCTGACGCGAACGGTAAGTTTGGCCAGTGGAATGCTTCTCAGCGTTCAGGAGGTTGGCTTGAGGTCTACATCGTTATAACGTACAACGGCATCAAAGCAGCTGCTAGCACACGGCTTGACAATGTTAGCGACGGTGCAACAGGTCCAGCTGGTGCACGAGGCGCTGATGGCGCTAGAGGAGCAGATGGAGCACCTGGTCAAAACATCATCAACCAGAACGGCGGTCAACCGATGAAATATTGGTCTGGTACAAGGTCTCAATATGACGCGATTGCCAACAAGGATAGTAATACTATCTATGATATCTACAGTAGTACGTAGGAGGTAGTATGGCTAGAGAAGGAATTTATGTTGGTGGCAAGGAAATCACTCAGCGTTATGTAGGAACTCAGTTAGTTTGGGAGAAAAGAATACGAGTTTTAGAACTTTTTGGCAAAAGAGTGCTTACTTCTCCGGTTTTTGGCGAGAATGCATTATATATTTATGATTATAATTTCGGTTTTCGTGCAAATTCGATTGACCAAATTTCTTACATCGGTAAAGACGAATCAAACGTGATTGCAGTTGTGTTAAAAAGAAGTTTTGACGATACTCACGTTAAAGCTATTTTTAAAAATACTCAAGACTTTGAGAAGGCCAAGAGGGAATTTAATTCGTCAAATGGAGATCTTTATATGAGCTTTTATTCAATATGGAGGTAACACATGGATATAACCATCCAAAACGTTCGTTCGCCAGCGCTTGAGCACAATGGACGGTACTACAAGGTATTTCAGCCACGGACACGAGATGAACTGCTGAAACTACATCACATGGGTTGTGTGGGAGACACGGTGCTGACTGATATCCAACTGGAGCAAGGGGATTTTCCTACAAGTTTCGTGGAGCCTACTGTCACACAACGCACACTGTCAGGTCTCTTCAAGGACATGCGCTCAATAGAGCTGGAATTGAGAGACCCAAATAGCACTCTCTGGGGCAAAATTCAGCAGAACAACCAAGGGGCGCTGACTCAGTTCTTTGATACCAATGTCAAGAGCGCTATTGCTCAGACGGCTAAAGAAATTAGGCAGGAAGTGCGAGACGCTGCTAACAGTGCTAGGGTTCAAGTGACACCAGAAGGTGTGACCATCGGCTCTACCACCTTGACAGGCGAGCAGTTAGCCTCTACCATTTCCGCAAGTCCTAGAGGGGTAGATATCATCGCTCCACGAGTTAGAGTAAAATCCGACATGATTGTTGATGGTGCGGTGACTGCTGGGAAGTTAGCGGCTGGGTCTGTGACTGCAGATACGATTAAAGCAGGTGCCGTCACAGGCGATAAAATCAGCGTAGATGATGCCTTAATCAAGAATCTGACCGCTAGAGATGCCTTGATTGATAAGCTGACATCTAAGGAAATCTTCACAACTAAGATTGAATCTGTTGTGTCTAGCTCAACCTTCTTACAAGCCTACCAAGGTGAAATTGGAGGTTTCACTTTGGGGCAGTTTGATAATGGAGGCGGTCGCTGGATTTCTGGTGTTAATCAATTTTCAGTTGGTATGGGGAATGGAGCTGGTGGCGGTACTAAGACAGCTTTCTGGGCCAATTGGGGCAATAACTGGAACCAAGCAGGACCGAATTCTTGGCATGTAGACACAGATGGACAGATGTATTGTAAGAATACAGTTAGCTTCTATGGTAAAGTTGACTTTTCTGGCTCTACAAACGTTAATTTCTACAGCAAGATTAATGCTACCAAAGGTATCTGGACAGGAAATGCAGATGTTTATGGTGCTGGATCAAATCCAGCTGGAGGAGAGAACGCCGTCGTCTGGTGGAATCAAATCACTACAGCCAAATGGAGAGGCTATGCAGGTATCACTTCGAGTTCAGATAGACGCTTGAAAGAAAATATTAAAGAGAGTCCAGTTAATGCTTTGGATAAAATCCAAGCGTTGAACATGGTCTCTTTTGATTTCATCGAGAGCCAGAAATACGAAGAGGTTGGTTTGATTGCGCAGGAGGTACAGGAGGTAGTCCCTCATGCAGTTGAAACAGATGAAGTAACATCTTATCTGTCTATCAACTATTCAAAATTCGTACCCTACTTGCTGAAGGCTGTCCAAGAATTAGACCAGAAAATCAAAGAAATGGAGAAAGTACATGGATAATCACATATTCGACAAGCTAGTCACTGAGTCGCTTGTCAATCGCTTGGCTGAGGGTGAATTGGATCGTGCGAATTTAGAGGCACGCTATACGCTGACTTTGACTGAATTACGGGTCTTTAAAGCCGTGCTGGAATATGAACCAGCACTTAAAGAACTATTTGAAGAAACTCAAGCTAAAATGAAAGGAACTAACTAATGAATTACGAAGTAGCAATTAAACCATATCTTAAAGGCGCAGAAAACACAACAGTTGTCGCAATCAAGATGGAAAACAACGGACGCTATTCTTACGAGCAAGTAGAACTTCACGGTGACCATACACAAGATAATGAAGCGACTTTGGTTCAAGCAGTGCTAGACCATATCCGTACAGAACTTGACCCAACAAATGCCATCGTGCAAGCACAAGCAAAATTGCAAGAAGCAGAACAGAAACTGGCTCAAACTGAAGCGAAACAGACGGCTACAGACCAAGAAGTTAAGCATAACAAAGCCGAAACAGACCGCTATGGGAAAATCATCCATGCGGTCGTTTTAAATGCAGTAGCAGGCAAGACAATTGCTTATGGAACCAACTACAAGGAATTGGTTGAGTTGATTCCGCTTGCTGAAATTGGTAAGCATTACATGGCACATGACTTGATTACCATCGAAGACCCTGCTCATGTTGAAGTTGATGGAGAAGGCAAACGTATTTTGGTTCAATTTAACAAGGAATTTACCTACAATGGCGAACCAGTCAGCGACTTTGCCCGTAACGGACGCCTTGAGCTTGACGGAACAGGGGCCGCTTGGAAGTACGAGCCTAAAGCTTAGAAGCGTGTAGAAAAGGGGGTTTATGGAAATCTTTGATAAAATTGAACATTTTTTTACAAGTGTAATGCCAGTACTGACCCCGACGATAATCGCCTGGATCAGTTACAGGCTACCCAAAAAAGCGAAAGAAGAGACGGATAAAATTGTCTCAGAGCTTGAAGGCGTGAAAAAGCAAATCGATGAAGCGCACAAAACCGCAAAAGATAGCAATGCCAAAATTGATGAAGTGCAGGAAAAGCTAAAAGTACACGACGAGGCGCACCTTAACACAATGAGGTTGCGCCTTGACCGTGATATGCGGAGAGCTATCCGCAGGAAGTATACTTCACGGGATGAGTACTCACTAGTGGAAAGCTTGCACAAAAGCTATAAGGCTTTAGGTGGAAATGGCTACATAGACCGCCTTTTCAGCGATTTTGAGAAGCTAGATATCCGCGCGGAAATTTTGGACGACGACGATTAAAGGAGGGTACAATGCTATGCGCAAATAGAGCAAACTCAACAAATGTAGCACGAATAGACGGAGGGCTGGTCGTCAAACAGGGCGACCTTGCTTCCTCTTTTGGTTTTGAGCTACTAGATGAAAATTATCAGGTAGTATCAGGACTTGACGGGGAAATGGCGACAGTCACTTTAACCAAAGGCGTTCACAAGTGGAAAACGCGCGTGCAAGTGGTTGGCAGTGCCGTATCTTTTCACTTGGATAGTATCTTGCCTAGTGGGAAGTATCGTCTAGAGGTATCTGTAGGTGGATACGTCTTCCCTAGCAATCGCGCTACCATGATACATGTGGAAAGTTCTGACAAGGAGCTTGTCACGGAAGATGAGCTCAAGCTGAAAGAGCTTGAAGTAGAAAAAGTAGTAGAGAAAGTGATAGCTGAAAAGCACCTTACACCATCTACTGAAGGAACAGGCACTCAAGCAGGTCAAGGAGATTTTCCAGACTTGCTTTTTTATTACAACTTAGGAAAGGTTTAAACAAATGGACACAAGTAAATTAACAGCATTCGCACAAGCGGTCGGAGTTGACATCAAAGAATTGAAACAACTACTAAATGGTAAAGTTGACAATGCGACAGTCACACAATTGATTGAACAGGCTAAAACCGCAGTTAAGAATGATCTTCTAGGTGATGGCGTACCTGAAAATCTCAATACGCTTAAAGAGCTCGCTGAGGAAATCGCTAAATTGAGCGGAAGCACTGAAAGCGCAGTTGTTCAAAAATTGGCTGACCTCGGCCGTCGTATCGACGAATTTGCAAACCTCGACCTTGTCGCAACCTATAACGCAGCGAAAGCGTGATTGCTATGAGCAATTTAGAGGAATTTGCTCAAGCGGTTGGTCGTGATGTGAAGGCGCTGAACCAAAAGCCTGAACCAAGGCTGACCTTGACAGGAAATACCCTCGGCATTGCCGGGGGTAATAATGTCACGCTTCCGCTACCTGAAAACGTAGGACAGGAAATCCGTGGCACAGGCTCGCCAGAGGGGCGTATCACAGCCGAAATCGGTACGACCTATGTCGATGTCAACGTGACAAACGGTGCTTTAAAATGGATTAAAGAGAGCGGTAATGGTAATACAGGCTGGCGTGTTCTAATCGGCGATACTGGCTGGAGAACGTTAAACAGTGTCTCTAGAGCAGGCAACTCGTTCATTAAAATCAGACGAGTAAACAATCTTGTTACTTATCAATTTGGTGGTCTTCAATGGGGTTGGTTTGGAGTAGGCAGACGAAATGGACCTGGATTCGCAAGGCACAATAGCAGTGGGGACAAAGGGGCTAAAGTGTTAGGTCCTGGTGGAATACCTGCAGGATTTAGGAGTGAGGCGTCACTGATTGGTGGAATTTATAATGACGCTGGGAAGCCGTATGGGATATGGTATCTCGGAGGAGTAACCGACTCAAACTTCATACAATTTACATTTAATGACCCTATCCC